CCAATCTGCTCGAACATGGAGAAGCCAATCAAGCGGCTCTTCGGAGTGTCGGCTGAGAGGATGGTGAGGTCGGTTCTGACTGGCATACGTCCGAAGAACTCAGGTTCACCGCAAATGTAAACTGTGCCTTCTGGAACCATGCGGCTGGTGATAATTTGGGCGTTCCAAATACCACTGCGAATACCGGTCTTGAGCAACTGCGCTTGTGAATCCGGGTCAAGCACGTCCCTGTCCCACTTGCGGAGGTCGCTGTAGTCGCGAGCGTTGCAGAAAATGGTGGCAACGCGGATGTCGTTGCGTTCAATTGCTGCAAAGCCATCGGCAAGTGCGGCGGCGGTCAAATTGCCAGTAATGGCAATGTCGGCGTTTGGCGCGCTGGGGTCATCGCAAATTGCATCCATCAGGGCGAAGATTTTGCGGTCTTCCTCGGCCATGATTTCGGCGCTGCCCAAATCCACTGAACGCTCGATGAGGTCAAAGCGACGAGCCTTGATTTCGGTGAGCGGAATTTCGGGGTTTGCTGCAATTTCGAACAGAGGGAACATAACCCTCTTGGGCTTCACAACGCTGATGATGTTGTCGCCTTCCTCGCCAATAACATAGGCTGCGACGTCCGCATCCTTGTCATAAAGTGGAAGTGCGCCATCGGGGAGCTGCTCAACCCAGAAGGCCTTGCGGCCGACTGCTGAGTAATCCCTGCGCTTACGCAAGGGCTGAATCATTGAAGCGGCAAGTTTCTGACGACCTGCTGCGGTGCGAACGAAGTTACCGATAACCTCGTACCTTCTTTCTGTGCTCATTGCCATAATTATTTCTCCTTATGGGTTCTTGTTGTTAATTCTTATCTTTTTGCAAAGACACGCATTAGATGCTCATTTCCAAGCCGAGGAATGGGTCGGCGGTGGTTGGGAGCTTGGTAACAACGCCGATAACGGTGTCATCTGCGCCCTTAACATTGGTGAGGTAGCCATTTTCATCGGCATACAACTTGTCGCCAATCTTGAAGGTAACATCGGCATAAATGTCAACCTCAACGGAAGCCATCTTCTGCGCAATGGCAATCTTGTTGGAGGCAACTGCCGGAGCGTTGTCAAATGGGTTGCCAGCGGCGTTGTTTACAAACAAGCCAATGGGCTTGTTGCTGCCATCGGCGGGAACCACGGTGTAGTTTGCGCCATCCTTGAGGGCGGCAACGGTTCCGCCAAGCACGCCAAATGGCAAGCTGCCATCTGTGCTGTTCTGCTTTGTGAAGCAGGTCTTGTCCAATTCATACAGTGAATTGAATGTGGTTCTGTTTTTGAGAATAAGCATTTTCTTTTCTCCTTTTGGTTTCTTGTTGTTTCTGTCTGGTTCTAATTAGCGAACTGAAGGATTATCCCACTTGTCCCAAAGTCCTGCAAGTTCATTTGCATCTTTCTTGCTTGCGCAACGAACAAGCGTTGGCTGTCCGGAAAGGTGCGCAATGCCAACCTTGCGAGCAACTGGTGCTTCCTCTGCAGGGGCTGCAACTTCTTCGCCCTCGTCCGCTCCTTCAAAAATGCTTTCCAATTCCGCATCTGCTTCAACTTCGCCTTCCTCTGGCTCATCAAAGTCGATTTCGGCCGGTGCAACGGTTTCATCAACCTCAATGTTGCCGTCCTCGTCATCGGCTACTGGAGCAACCTCTTCCGCGACTGGCGCGGCTGGCTCTTCAGCAGCGGGTGCAGCAGGTGCAACGGGTTCCTCGGCAGCAGGCGCTTCTGGAGCTGGTGCTGCGGGTGCTTCTTCCGCGACGGGTGTTTCGCAAGCAACAGGTGCTTCTTCGGCGGGAGCCGCTGGTGCTTCCTCAACCGCTGGCGCGGCGGGGGCCTCTTCATCGGCTACTGGAACAATGGCTGAAACACGCTTGAGTGAAGCGGAAAGGGCTTTGCCACCCATGCGCATAAAGTCATTGGTCTGTGCTTCGAGTTGTTCATCTGTGGCGTCTTCACCAAGCAAAATGCTTGCAAGTTTTGCAGCACGCTTTGCCAGAATGTAAAGACCCGCCATGCCGGCAACCTTTGGAATGCCGTGGCCTGTTTCCTCGCGTGGATTGTCCTTCCACTCGTGGCGCATATCGGGTTCCCAGTGGTTCAGTGAAGGCTCGAAGGTGTGGTATTCATCGGGCTTGTGGTACTTGCGCTCTTTTCCAAGGTCAATTGGGGTTTCAGGCGTGGCTTCATCAGCAACGCGATTCTTTGACGCAAGGCGTTGTGTTAAACGAATTCTTGCCATTTTATCTTCTCCTTATTATTTATTGAATAAAATTACCTAATGCTGTTTTCAAGTTCGTCTGAAAGTTTGTCAACCCTGAAAGCCATTCTCTTTAAGCCCTTGCGCTCAAGTGCGGTGGCAATCTTGTCAAGGCGTGCTGTAACGCGAGCAACATATTCGCTTTCAGTTGGGTAAACCTCTGCGTTTGTTGCGGTGTCAATCTGGGTTTCCGGCAAATCGCTAACGCTTGGGTCACCGCCCTTTGCCTCGTCGCCAATTTTGTCCTCAACGCCTGGTTCAACTTCTGATGCGGTAACCGCATCCGCGCCAAGCTGGTCTTCCAACTCATCGCAAGCATCAAGCACTTCCTT